AGAAATTTCAGACAACGTAGCGGGGTCTAAATACTCCGCGAGGTTTTCCTCAAACGGAATATCCACTTCCATTTCCAACATAGAAGGGTCAACGAGGTTATTTTCCTCATCAAACAGGATTTCTACCTGTTCTTCGCCCTCAAACTCTTCTGGGAATTGAACTTCAGCCATGGAACGCTACCCTACTCTTATTTTTTGAGACGGTAAATTAGTAATATGCCCGTATTTTCGGATAATACTCTTCTTCATCGTCATAATCGCCGTCTAATCGCAAAAATCCGCCCTGTCTAAAGCGACTTAGGGCTAATGTAGTTGCATCTACGCAATCGTCGTTCTCTCCGTTAGGAAAATCAGCAACTTCGTCTACTAATTCTTGCGCCCAGTTCGTATCAGGCACCCAAACTCGGCCCTCTTGGAAAATTCCACTAACCGCGTTTAGTCTTGCGATCTTATCCTGACCTTTGCTCGGTGAAAAGGTATTTATTGGGATACCCTGTCGCCGTAATTCCTGCGTTAGTGGGATACCAGAGGCTTTTGTTTCGATAATTACCGAATCAGGCTCCCAATGTTCATATAAACGCATCGCTTCGCGCTTGAGTTCGGGGAAATCTAACCGCTCTTTTACGCAATCTAACAAAATTATATGCGCATCCTGCCCACTATACAGTTCTTCACCGATTTTACCCTCGGGATAAAACACTCCCCACGTTGTTATCGCCGTATAGTCGGATCTTTCAGACTTTAAAAACGCCGTATCGTAACTTTGAATCAAATAATCGCACGTCGGAGGGTTATCTCTAGGCCATTCCATTATCCAATCTTTAGGAATAATCGAAATACCCTCACCTGTAGGCCGCTGCATATACTGCGCTGCCCATTTAGACGGCGGTATCGACGCTTTAGTCGCTTCTAATTCGTCTAATGACCAAAATTCCGGCCATAGCGGTTTACCTGACGGCAATATCGCGGGAAATTCAATAACCTCCCATTCGTCGCCACCCTTTTCTTGCGTCATTCGCTTGATTAATTTACCCGATACGTCCTTTTTAGACCAACGAGTCATTACGATAACGATCGCACCTCCTGGCTGAAGGCGCTGACGGGGGCCAGTTTGATACCATTCGTAGGCTTCTTCCAACGCTTTATCCGAAAAAGCGTCTTGTTCAGAGTGAGGATCGTCAATAATAAACAAATCAGCACCACGACCCGCGAGTGCACCACCAATACCCGCCGCATAATACTGACCGCCCTGCGATGTATTCCATTTACCCGCGCTTCGCGAATCAGCCTTTAGTTCGGTAGCTGGAAATATCTCCGCATACTCTTCACTTTCAATTAAGTCACGAACTCTACGACCAAAGTTAACCGCAAGGTCTGCTGTGTGCGTAGCTTCAATGATTTTTAATTTAGGGCGCTTACCTAATAAGTAAGCTGGAAACAAATACGAAGCAAATTCAGACTTCGTATGTCGCGGCGGCATATTGATTATGAGGCGTTTTGATTCTCCGCTGGCGATTTTATCGAATGCCTCGGCCATCTTTTTGTGGTGCGCACCCGCAATAAACTCTGGCCAAATCGTTTTAACAAAATCGTAAAACGACGCCATAGAACTTTCGCGTTTTTCACGCTTTTCTAATTCCTCTAGGAGAAGGGTAAACTCTTTCGCTTCATCTTTCGACAAATGCGATAGGTCTACTTCCTTTAGCTGTTCAAGTGGAGTGCTCAACGGAGTCTTTCTTGGTTTAGCCGTTCCTCAGTTATCGGGCCACCTTCAGCAAATCGTTTTTGGAAATCTAACCTTATTTGCGGATCACCACGGTTCGTCGAAGCACCTAAACGTAATGAGGAATCTTCGTCTCCGAATATCTTAGACATCGAATACTCTTCGCCTTCTTTTTGAATATCTACAGGCAAATCTAAACGATCCATTAATTCACTAAACAGAACGTCTTCTCTATTCCTTTCTCCAAAATCTTCAGGCAACCCAAGACTTGATAACAAATCTCTTTTTGTGGATCCCCTTAATCTTTCAAGTTCTTGTAGAGGATCTAACCCAGCTCTCCTTTGTAGCTCATCGTCAGTGATCCCTCCGTTAGAAAACTTTTTTGCGGTAACAGCGCCCCCGTTAGCCATCGTTTGTATTTGTTGCTGCGTAGCTGGCACCATCCCCGCATCAGGGTTCATTTCCATTTGATCCGCAAGCTGCATACCTACCTGCTGGATCTGTGGGTCGGGGTCTTGCATCATCCCCATAATTTGCGGAACGCCAAAATAATATACATCTCCAGGTGTCCCTACCGGCCCCCCGTCGGCCATAGCTTGCGGCAACAAACCTTCTAACCCGCCCTGCTGCTCTAACATCATCATCAGTTCTTCTTCAGACATATCAGTAGGGATGACACCTTGTTCCGGTGCCCCAGGAATCGGGGGCTGACCGCCTTCGTAATCCATTGCTTTTAACGCGTCTTCTAATCCAGAAACATCGCTACCCTGTACTTCTTCAGGAACAATTTCTTTAACCATCGCAATATTCGGGGCAGACCCTTCAATTAACGCACGAGTTTGAGCGTTTTCTTCAGCACGTTTTTGTGCTTTGCGTTGCTGGCTTGCGCCGTATGCGGCTGTACCAGTTGCGATAACCACTGAGGTAATTACGAATGCCATTATTCAATATCCTTGAAATTATCTACAACAAACATCCGCTCTAATTCTGGGACATCTCGGATATCGTCAGGATTAGGATGGACAGTAATAATCGTAGTATCTTCTAAAAAGTATAACGCCCGTTTAGTATGCGCTGGCGTATTCATAATCGCGAAATCTTTATAAACGTCTATCCGTTCTTCATCTTGCATCGTAGAAATAACGCGACAATGACCCGCTGCTAATATCGTCATATGCTCGTGTAAATGAACTTGGCTTACGACTACCGAACCTTTGACTCCGTAATACGCTCGCATATAAATTCCAGGAGCAAAATGATGCGTATTAATATACGGCGACGGCGCATTGGGACGAGTTCTTGAAATAGCAGAAACGACGTCTTGTATCCCTGCAAGTTTAGATTTTTGAATATCTAATATCGCCGTACTCATTTATACGATTTCCCGTAATAACCCTTCGCGTAACTTAATCCACCGCCGTTAGCTTTCTTAGCGGTTTTTGCGGCCTGCTTAAAATTCTCAGCAGTCGGTGCCCCAGCCTCACCTTTCCTTCGCATCCTCTCACCAGAACCCGCAGCTATACGCTTACGTTTAGCGTTTATATTTGCGTACAACCCTGGACGTCCACCACTAGCCATCTGGTCAGGATCGCTAAACAGCTCTTCGCGTAATTTTTGGATCCCAGACTTACCTCGGCTTGCATTATAATCTTGCAAATCCTGTAATGCTGATTCGAACTCGCGAGACATTTCGCCTTCTTCTAAACGAGTATTAAAATCACTACGCTCACGCAACCCCTCTAGCTGTTCCGCTCGGCTACGGTCAATACGATCTTGATCCGCTAACCGCGTTAACATATCGTCCTCATCTAACCGACGCATCCGCTCCGCAGTTTCAGCTTTATCCTTTGTAATAAACTGCGCTAGTTCATCTTTTAACGACGCTAAACCCTTAGCCTTTCCTCCAGGCCCACCCATCATTCCAGCTAATAACGCCATTTCTGGGCCAACCATCGAACTTAATGCTGGTTCGTTACTTAACGATACAGCTAATTCGCTCGGCTGACCCATCTCCTGCGTTTGCCGCATCGTCAACGTATCTTTATTGGTGTTGCGTAACATCGCCATAATTTCAGGCAAGCTATCCATTACCTCTTCGCCGAGAGTAATATCTCCCGCACCGCGTAATAGTGACATTAACCCGCCGCGACCACGACCCAGTTCTTCATCGTAAACCGCTTGCATATCGTCCATTACCATTTCACCTTATCGGCCCAATAAGCTGCGCTCATCTTGCCCTTTTTAATATTCTTTCCGTGACGTGCCTTAAAACTCTTACGCCGCGCCTTTTGCTTCGCCGACTCACCCGCTTTAGGCTTACCCGCAGTTTTTACACCCTGCTGCCCAAATCGAATCGTCTTAATTTTATCGCCCTCTTTCGCGACAACGATATGGGATTTTTTAGGATGGTTCGGGGTACGCTTAGGCTTATTATACCCACTAACCCCTGCTCGCTCTAAACGAGAATCTTTTTTCTTTTTCTCAGCCACCGAACGGGTTCCCCTGTGCAACAGGAAACGCTTGTAATCTCATAGAATCCGGCCCTTGAGAATACATTCTAACCGACTGCTGAGGACGTAACTGCCGTATTAATCCACCTAACCCTTGTTGGGGCTGCTGCAATTGCCTCAACATACCAGAACCAGCGCCTAAATGCTCAGATAACCGCTGCTGTTGTTGCTGCATCTGCAGAACATTACCCTGCAATTCCTCAAGCGTTTGTTCCGTAGTCTGCTGCTGTTGCGGCATCTGAGCAGTAATCGTTGCTCGACGGTCCGTAGGGGACTGTAATGACGGCAAACCTATCTGCATATCCCTCGCCACGTTAGTAACTTGTTGTTGCGGTGTATCCGTAGATTGCAGCTGCGGCATATCCGTAGGCTGCGGAGCATATTGCGCCCTCATCTGATCGCGCATTTGTAACATCCTCATCATCTGCGGATCCATAAACATGCCACGACCCATCGTCGAACCATAAGGAGACTGACCGTACATAACGTAACCTCATCAAAGATGAGCCGAATCGTACCTCCCTAATCACCATCCTCGCTACCCCTAAAAAATTTTCGCGAAAAATTTTGACCCATCGAAAAATACAAATGTGCGAAATTTTTGAATAGGGAACCTAAAGTAAAAGTATCTCGGAAAAAGAGTCGGGAACTAGGTAGTGGTGGGTGGGCGGGTGCCTTGCGGCAATTTTGGGGGTATACCCCCCTTAGCGAATCCGTTAGCTAACGCCCCTTAGCAAAGTTGTTAGCTTAGGCGCAAAAGAAAGGGCGCACACGGCGCCCCTTAGTTAGTTGGTTAGTGGTTAGCGTTGCTTAGCCATTACCTTATAACGATTAGTGTTAGCGGTGTACTGAGCAAAGGTGTCTTGCTTGTATGTGCGGTAATGCTTTTGCCCAGTCTTAAAGTTAAACCATGTATAACAGTTTTCACCATTAACAGTTTTATGGTCAACAATAACGACGTCGTTAATGTCCTGCTTGCTAATGTATACATCACCAGCAGTAAGACCACGTTCATTGCATAGGTGAAAGTAGCCATAAATGGTTAGCTCAGTTTGGGCAGAGTGTTGAACATTCCCCAGTTCACTAGGCAGGTACATAACCTCCCCACGGCTGGTGCTACCGCCCTTGCTAATTTTTAGGTCAGGCATCATTGCCTTCTTCTTAGCGTCAACGCTGGCCGCAGCTTCACGGGCAGTCTGTTCGGGAGCTGATTTTGTGTTTGACTTAGTCATAACGTAGTTACCTTTTAAGTTAAGTTAGTGTCATCAAGTGACAGGCACATAGTCGCCTATATTGTGCATATTGTCAAGCACTAATAATCAGGCAATCACCTAGGCAATTACCTAGGCAATTACCCTGTGGCGTCGCTGGTCGCGGCTTAACAAAATGGTTGGAACTTAAACTAACTGTTTGAATCAGGGGTCGCGCCTAATCCTAACCGTCGGGATCTGTCGCGCCGTCCCTCGGCCTCCGTCGCTCGCTCCCTCGCTCGCCGTCCGTGAATCGTGGTGGGTGGGTGGGTGCGCTCGCGCTCCGTCAATCTTTTATAGTCGATCGATCGATCGATCGATCCGTCGATCGATCGAACGTGGTGGGTGGGTGGGTCAATCGCTCCCTCGCTCAATTAATACAGTCGATCGATCCGTCGATCCGTCTGTCGATCCGAGCCGATTCGTAATCTCTCCCTCGATCGTTTGCGGTACGCGCTTCGTGATAAGCTGTCCAAGTCGATCGATCAGCTGATCCTTGGATAGTGAATCGATCTTCGCGGTCAGTACCTCGCGTCGATCGATGTAAAGCCCCCCGACCTTCCCTCGGTGTATCTCTGCCGTGATCGCTGCGTTAATCTGCCCCGACTCCCGTGCCTCCTCACGCAAGTCGTGGAGGGCGGAGAGGTGGCCCTCCATGGAAACCCTATCCCTCTCTGCCTCCTTGATTTCCTGCTCTATAAGGTAATTTCGCAAAAGTGGGTTGTGGTTGAGTAAGACGCTGCCTTGTCGTTTGGCTGCGGCCCGATTCTTCGTATAGCCTGCTTTTACCGCTGCTTCGGTAGCGTTTTGGCCTTTCAGATACTCTCGAGCGAACTTCTTTTGTTTCGGATTTAGCGGTTGCCATCTCTTACCATCGGCGTCGATGTACCCGTTTCCGTCATCAGCAGGTGTCAGGGGAGTGTACTGTAGTTCTTTCATGCAGTGTTTCCGAGGGTCGTAAGCGTGTAGAACTATATCTTAGAAAATAAAATAATTTATAAAAAGTAAAAATTTCCCTCATGGCCTCTCACTACTATTCACTGTTCTCGTTTCAATAACCTATACGATTTCTATTACTTTCTCGTCACACTCATCACTGCCCCCATCCCTTGTATCTAGAGGCTTCTTTCACTTTTCTATTACTTCTATTACTTTATTAGTCGTTTTAGTTGAAAAAAATAAAAAAAGTTTTTTTTCTAAATAGACAATATACGCAATATCTCGGGTCGTTTTAATAGGCACAAAAAAGCCCGCTCGAGGCGGGCTAGTCACGATCTGTGGTGGTTTAGAAGTGGTCTAGGTCTGTTTCGCGGCGTTCCCAATCGTCACGGTTTAAGTGATTTAGTGGGTCTAACCACTCGCACTCGTCAATCTCACAGTTATCGCCTTCGTTCATTAAAGCCCAATACCTCACTTTCTGTGGATCGCAGGCGTAATCACCTGTCCTGATCACCATCGCTGGGGTGAAGTATTCGATCTTTACGTTTTCGTTTACCCACTCCGCAAAGGTTTGCGACTTATCTATCCTGTCGGTATAGAAATGTTCGTGTAGTGATCGGTACATATTTGACCAATCGGTATCAACAATTTCTTTCGTTAAGGGTGTCATACGTCCTCCCTATCGATGTAGTGGAACGACTCCCCATTACCGTGGCTAACGATTGGTTTCAAACTTAATGCAGCTTCTACTGTTTGTAGAGCTTCTTCGATACGTTCGTCGCCTTTAACAATCACTTGTTCGGCTACGATCTTCATCGCTTCTTTAATGTCCACACAATTCTCCTTTCTATCGTAAAGTAATGCGCCCCTTACGGGGCGCGGTTAAGTGAGTCTAAATAATCGCTACGGTATACGGCTCGGCGTGTCCGTCACAGGTCCAACCCGTCATTCGCGTACTATTCGTAACAGGGTCTTTGTACATAAGTATCGACCATACATTAGGGTCGCTCGCTTCCTCGAAGGGGCACCATTGGGTCACGGGAATATATTCGCTGTCTTCCGGCATTTCCCAATGTTCTATATCGTCGTCTAAGCCTAAATTACTCAGCTCCGTGTCGATATTCATCTCTTCGTTTCGCGTAGCTTTAGCTAGTATCGCTACTAACTCGGGGCTTAACCGTAACTCCGTCAAATAACCTTCGGTCATAATATGGTTAACGGTAAATTCTTCTAATCGTAAGTCTTGCATACTTTTTTCTCTCTATCGTTTAGTAATCCGGCGCGGCGTATACCGCGCCTATATATAAGGTACTTAGGAGTACCCCGATAGTAAAGCACTAAACGACGAGGCTTTCAATCGTACCGTCGCTATCGTGGTGGTAGCGGTCAACGAGTCGGGCGTATTCTTTAATCTGATGGCGTAGCACTTGTTTATCAAACGCGCTAGTGTTTTCATCAAGATCAGCGTAATCCGCTTTGATATCCCAAGCCATGTTTGCAAGGGCTTTGCTTCGCGCTACGTCGAGCGGCGTTTCGTTAGTTTCGTTTCTCATAAAGATCGATTTCCTTCTCTTCCGTGTAATTATCTTTTATCCAGTCCTCATCTTCCATCACATAGAATTTTTGATTCTTAGACTTCGGGTCTTGCATAATTTCTAGGGCTTGTTTTGCTGCGCTCTCTTCATCTTCTGCCTCGAGAAACGCAAGCCAAGTCACTGTATATGCTTTCACTAAATTACCCACCCCGTCGAGGCTGTATCGGTCTTAACGAGTTTGCCGTTTTTGCCGATGTAAACAGGAACAAAATCACAAAAGTCTGGCGACTTTCTGGTAGTGCGAACGTAATATTCGCATCCTTCCTCTGGGTTGAAATCACGTAAACGCTTCCTTCCTAGGGCTATACCAAGCCCTTGATCTTTCTTGCTGATCCAATACATATCGTCTCCTTTCTACTTTCCGATGTGTTTAATATCCGACTCGGGGATCACTTGGTACGCACCTTTGTTATACGCTGGGGCGATCGTCGCTTTTGTTACTGGGCGATCGTCACGGCGGCTAGTGCAATCCATAGTCGCGAGTCGAGACGGGTAATTAATTTCACGGTAAGCCTCGGGTCGAGGCTCCCGTGGTTTTAGCGGCACGAATGGCCGCTGTTTGGGTTTAGTGTTACGAAGCATTTTGTATCGCTTAGGCATCTGCGTAATCCGCGATATTGCGGTCTTCGTCGACGTCATCTACACGACTCGGAAACGCTGCTTCGTAAGCGTCGGTGCCAACAAGCGCGTCGCGTAATGCAATCTTACGACCGTTACCGTACTCGTCAGTTTCCGCTTTGTCATCTACCCATTGGTAGAAGTGTCGAAACTTTATCTGGTCGTAAGTTAGACCTGATAGGCTTTCGTCGAATATCGTTTTCCTAAGCGGGTCAATCTGGCTATAAAATTGCGCGAGGCTAATAACTTCGGGGAAATCTAGCGAAGCGTCTTTGGGGAATAAGTCGGCGCGTATCGCGACTTCAGTGGCGCAAGCCTCGGCTGCTTTTACTAAATGGTAAGCAATCTCGTGGCTAAGGCCGTGGTGGTGCTCGATATACTCTTGTAGTACATCCTGCACATGTCTCTGTGATAATGACATCTCTGTCTCCTTCTTCTTTCTAAGTTATCCGCGCCGGTTAGGGCGCGGTATATATAAGGTACTTACGACTAACGCGAAAGTAAAGCACTAACGCGATTCCTCTTAAATTCGACAAGCCACTTGTAATTCATGGTCCTCCCATGTGTTGATAATCTCGCGAACGTCGTCGCGCTTTTTGAGCAGGCGAGCGTCAACGACGGCACCTTGTTGCTCCAGTTGCTTCTCGATCTCTTCGAGAAACGATAGCCACTCGGCTTTGGTAGTGGGGTAACTCATAGCGTTTGCTCCTTCACCTTATACGTTTTAAACTCTGGGTGAGTTTGGTAAATATTTATCAGAAACTCTAGCAGTGCTCTCAACTCGGGTGCGAGATATTCGTCGTAGTCCTTTTCGTCGGCAAGTCTACGGTTTACTTCGAGGACTAAATTCAAAAGCCTGTCGTTTGTTTCTCCCATTAGTCCTCCACGTCCTGTTGCCAATGTGTAAACTCCCATTCGAAACGATTCGGGTCTGACCGATCAACGGCAAGCTCTGGGAGTATTTCTTCTTTCAGACGGTCAAGAGCATCGTCTTCGTCGTAGGCTTTGAGATAAAACTTTACTTCGACTTGCCATAACTTCGGCTCGACGTCCTCGCCACCATGGATACGTTCGATCTCTCGAGCGTCACTTAACTCGCGTGCGCGGTCTATATCGATCACGATACGGCCTCCTCTGCATGCTCTCGTGCTTGCTGCATTCGAGCCATAATTACTAGGCTGTTACAACTACTGCAACACTGTCCGTCAGCCAAAGGCTGCGCGTTATGGCCACCGGCCCAACCGTTCGCTTGAACGTCGATCTCGTCGCCACATAGAACACAATCGTTCATACATTTCTCCTTTCTAAATAAATAAATCTGGTAGTTGGTTCGATTGGTAGATTACAAACTTTGGGAGTCTACACTTCATCGAACCTATTTCTCGTAAACTCTCCAGCAGGAGAGAGGAAAACACCCTGACGCTACCAGTCGCCTGAGCCGTATGCCCCCCACACAAATCATGTATCGGATGCTTCGAGTTGTAATCTGCTCCACATCGCGTCCGTAATTTTCGGTAACTCTTTATAGAGTACTCTGTAATCGCTACAGCCCATCAAACATTTAACAACTGAGTATCCCTCGAGATGTTCGTCGGGGGTTTTCCAGCAACGACAATCGTCGTTGTAACACAGGGCGATATCGGGCGGTAACGAATCAAAAACTGCATCAAGCTGATCCGTTTGGTCGTCATAAAAATCTTTAAACGCTGCATCTAAAAATTCCTCGTCACAATCGAACGAATAACGGTACGCGGTATCGTATCGAATCCGCACACCGTCATATTCTACGACGGTATCTAACGTACCGTCGTCTACGATTACCGCACTCATGAGTGCGTATACCCGTCTGTTTCGATACCTAGCCACATATTTGGTACAGCGGCCATAATGCAATCGTCGTACATTGCTTTATGTACGTCTTTAACGACCCAGTCGGTAAACGTCAAGTACGCAAAGTCTGGGTGCTGGCTGTCCAGCACGTGTTGTTCGAATACCTTTACAAGTGCTTTGTCTTGTTCGGGCGTTGGTGAAAGCTGTTCGAGCTTTTTAACTGGTGTAATAAGTCCCATATGTTCTCCTTTCTAATCGGGGCGCGGGTAGCGCCGTTATTAATAACGTAGCGGCGACTACCCCGAAAGTAAAGCACTAACCTGCGAAAGCTAGGACGCTTAACGATACCGCTACGAGTATCGCGATCCCTGCTATCGAAACTCCAATAACGGCTGGCCAAATCGGTACTTCTAACTTTGACGGGGTTACTGTAATCTCCGAAGGTTTTTGCCGGTCGATAATTTTGTCGATATTTTTCAACATCTCTTGTATATCGCTCGGCGGTTCTAGCTTTTCGGCAGCTTTTTCAGCGGCTTCTTTTACAGCCTCTTGCGAATGCTTAGGAGTATCTCTTTTTGGTGACCACTCTCGTGGTGGCGGAAGCTCTGAACTCGGATCTTCGAGGATACGCTCAAGTTTTTCGACACGCTGTGGACTTATAACTTGCTCGCCATTTTCGACCTTCGAAAGAGTGTACATCGTCCGTGATAACAGCGCGGGTTCGGCTTTACCTCTAAAGACTTCATACGCTGCAAAAGTGTAAACAGGGTTCTTAGTTCCTCGACTGCTCTGTCGAACAAGGTATCCTTGGGATATCGCTGAACCTGTCAATATTTTTTGAAACTGATCCATTGTTGACGGCGGCTTTTCTTGAGCTATCTCAGCCCAAATCCTCCGACATTCTTTGTACAACTCTAAGCGAGTCGCTGAACCATTCAAATTCTCCATCGCGGTGTATATAACCATGGAGCGGGAGTGCAGCCTTTTTGGTATCGGTGCAATCTTCATTCTACTTTCTCCTATGTAGATATTGGGGGCCGTAGCCCCCGATCAAATTAAAGCTGTACGATAAACCCCTCATCGATCAGGGCTTTTTTGTAGCAAGCGATAATTCGCTTTTTCTGCTTTTCTGGGTTTTTAGTATTCGGCATACTGATATGCCCTTCCTGAACACCTAGATCAGCAACTTGCTGCATCGTAAAATCGTCACGATTAAACTCTGCGGCTTCAATGTCTTGCATTGAAATAACTAAGGCTTGGAACTGCGGGGTTTTGATTTTAGTCTCCCCAAGTTCTTTACCCGTGTACTTAAAGTGCTGTGCAGCACGACCACGACTCGCGGCTGGTGCTTTCGTTACTTTAATCGCAGATACCTTAGCTACTTTCTTAGCGGCAGGTTTCTTTGGCGCAGCTGGGGCTGCTTCTTTTTTGGCTGTTGCCATGTCATTCTCCTTTCTATGATGACGTTATACTTTCTAACTGGTTTTTACCAGCTTGTTTACTACTTTACTACCGACGCTACCGAAAGTAATGCTGTATTTATATTTACCGATCTTGGTTGACATACGCTTATGTCGTCTCACCATTGTCGAACATCTCAGGTTCTTCAACTGTCGAGTAGTATCTAATCAGCCTTTGGCAGCGGTCTGCCATACGCAAACATTCGCTGCGCATAATCGTTAGTTCAGCTTGCAGCTGTAGTAAATCTTCGGGCAAA